AGTGAAGCTGCACAAAAATTCTATCTGTCAACTCAAGGTAAAGGCACTCAGACACTATCGCAGTTGACCGCAGGTAACATTCAAGCGACTCAGGCCTTACAACAAGTATATCAAGCAGCAGGGCAAACAGCGGAAAACTTTAGACCACTGGCCAAAGCCGGTGCTATGGATGCTATTGGTGACTATGCTGAACTTAGCAACCTGGGTGTAAGAGCGCAGACTGATTTGAATCAAGCAGTCAAAGACGCTGAAAAGCAGATCAACGGGCAGGTTAAAGCTACAGATCCATTAGTTGAAGCGCAAGTAGATCTAAGACGTGAACAACGTGCAGCTAGAGACTCACTACAGAGCTTTATACAAAAAGGTGTACTGCCAGCTACACAGGCAGCATTGGCACTGGCCAAAGCACAAAACGCTGCGGCCAAAGCCTTAGACGATGCAGCTGGTGCTGAAGGTAATCTATTAGACAAGGCTGCTGCTGGATTAGAAAGTGCAGTCACAAGCCTAGCGCCAGGGCTAGCGTCTACCATGAACAAACTGGGCGAAAAGCTAGGTATGGCTCCTTCACCTGGTCAGAAACAGGCCGCTGAAGGCAAACCAGCAGCCCCGCCTAGCCCGGGCATGGGCGGACGTGGCAGTGGTGCACCTCCGGCACCGCTTGGACCAGGCAAGCAGACCAGCACACAGCAGCTCAAAGACATGGGGCTGATACTGAAACAAGGTGATGTACAGGCCGACGGTTCGGTCATACAAAATAAAACACTTGAGCTGGCTAAACGTGTACAAGAAGGTGTAAAAGGTTTTGCCTACTTTTCTGGTTTCAATGACAAGTTCCATCAAGAAAAAGCACCTAGCAGCCAACACACGCAGGGCAACGCCTTTGACTTTGTACTGAACTACAGACCTACTCCTGAACAAGGCAAAGAAATTGCCAACTTTATTGGTAGCATGGGTGCTCGCATGGTCATTGACGAGTACAACAATCCTAGCAGCAAGTCCACGGCACCACACTTTCACGTTCAGGCCATGGCCAAAGGTGGTATCACTGACGGTATAAGCATAGCCGGTGAAGCCGGACCAGAAGCCGTGGTGCCACTGCCTGATGGTCGTACCATACCTGTAGAAATTACCAACGCCAACTATCAGGCACCCACTAGAGATCAACTGCTACGTGCGCACGGCGATCTGATTCAACAGCAATTGGAATTGATTCCTGGGCTTAAACCATCTAGTCAGTATGGCTGGGCTATAGAAAGTGGATCCATTGCTCACAAGTTGACCATGGCTGTGCAGGAAATGACCAAGAACGGAACAGATCCTAGATATGCTCTGAAGCCAGGTGAAAAACGTGATTTCTATGACTTTGTGCGCATGATGTTGACTACGCCCGAGGGCAAGGTGTGGGGCGCAGAAAATTACATTGGAGTTGATGCCAAGGGCATGGACAGTCCTGAAAGCCAACGACTTCGTGAACAGTACACTAGAATAACCGAAGAGATACGCCTACAAAACATAGCCGCAGCTAACGTGGGCAAAAATGTAGGCGCTGCCTTGGAAGATCCACTAAGCCGTATGGAGGTGCTGAGCACAGATTACATACGCAGACAGACAGATCGTATAGCCAGCGGCATGG